CAACTGTCCGCAGCGTTTGACGTGAAGGACGAGGGCGCCATCACCCACAAAATCGATGGATACAAGGTGACGCTTTCGCAGCCAGTCTATCGGTCTGTCGATGCGAATTTCTGGAACGCCGTCAAGCATCGCATTCCGGCGGATATGCACCCTATCAAGGTGAAGCTGGAAGCGGACGCGGCGGGTATGAAATACCTTGCCAACAATGAGCCTGAGATGTGGAACAAGATTGCCGAGGCTTTCACCACCAAGCAGGGCAAAATCGGCATCAAAGTTCAGGAGGACAACTAATGGCTATCGACCTAAAAAAACTGGAGAAGCCCAGCGGGCAACGTCCGGTTATCATCACCCTTTTCGGTGAAGGTGGCGTTGGCAAAACCACGCTGGCGGCGATGTTTCCTGCCCCCGTCTTTATCCGCACGGAGGACGGAACCACGTCACTGGCTGGCAATGATGACGTGAGCCTGTTCCCGCTGGCGCAAACCAGCGAGGATGTGTTGAGCCAGATCGAGGCGCTGGCAACGCAGGAACACGGCTTCAAGACGTTGGTGCTGGACAGTATTACGCAGCTTGCCACGATGATCGAAAGCGAGATCGTGGCGTCTGATCCGAAGGCCAAGAGCATCAACCAAGCTGGCGGCGGTTATGGCGCGGGCTACAATACGGCGGCGGAACGCCACCGGAAAATCCGCGAATGGGCCGGGGCGCTGGCATATGAAAAGGCAATGAATGTCGTATTCATCGGCCACGCCGATACCGAAACGATGGACCTGCCCGACCTCGACCCATACACCCGCTATTCGGTGCGGATGCACAAGAAGTCGATCCCGCACTACACCGACAACGTTGATGCGGTGTGCATGGTTCGCCTCAAGACCTACACGCGCGGCGACAGCGACAAAAAGCGGGCGATCAGCACTGGCGAGCGCGAAATCATCTGCTTCCCGCAGGCGGCGTCCGTCACCAAGAACCGCTTCAACATTACCGAGCCGCTGGCGTTCAGCTTTGACAGCGGCAACCCGTTTGCGAAATTTCTGGCAGAGTGAAAGGAAAAACTATCATGCCAATGGACCTGAATGGCTTTAACGCCGACAACATCGAACCGAATACCGCCTTTGAGCCGCTTCCGGCTGGATGGTATAAGGCGGTCATCACCGAGAGCGAGGAAAAGCCCACAAAGGCGATGACAGGCTCTTATCTGCAATTGCGGATCGAGGTCATCGACGGCCCGCACAAAGGGCGGCTTGTCTTTGACCGACTGAACTTGAACAACCCCAACAGCACGGCGGTGGATATTGCCCAGCGCACCTTGTCGGCAATCTGCCGCGCTGTTGGTGTCCGCACCCCGCGCCAATCGTCGGACCTGCACGACAAGCCGATGATGGTCAAGCTGGCCGTTAAGCCCGCTGCTAACGGCTTTGACGCCAGCAATGATGTTAAGGGCTACGAGGCACCGTCTGGTGGCTCTGCGGCCCCTGACGCGGCCCCTGCGACCTCTGGCGGGTCTGCCACGCCGCCTTGGAAGCGTTGACAAAGCAGAGGGGCGGCACTGTCGCCCCTTCACTGTGTCAATGGAGAGATAACGATGGACGAGCGGAAGCTATCTGAGGAGTTCATAAAGACGGCACCGGCTGGCAAACATTCAGACGGACGCGGATTGTGGCTGGTGGTGCGCGAAGATGGCGGCGCACAATGGGTTTTGCGCGTTACTGTTTTTGGCAAGCGGCGCGAAATGGGTCTTGGCGGGTGGCCTACGGTGACGCTTAGTGACGCCAGATCAAAGGCCGAGGTGTCCCGGCGCATGGCCGCAAATGGCGTTGACCCAATAGACCGGAAAAAACAGACGGTCAGAAAGCATAATTTCAGCCATTCAGTCGCGAAAAACGAGCGCGAGGCGTTGCTGGATTTCGTCCAATCAAAGGCGGGATGGTCGCCGGATGTTATCTTGGCCGAATTGACAGAGATTTTGCGGGCATAACGGAGAGATAACGATGGACCTTGATCAACACACGACGCCGGAAACGGTGAAGCGGATTTTTGAGCATTACGAGGCGGCGCGGAAGAACGAACACCGCCCCCACCTTGGCGGGAGCCAGATCGGGAGGGAATGCAGCAGGGCGCTATGGTATCAATTTCGCTGGGCTTGGACGCCGCGATTTGAGGGTCGGATGCTGCGGCTATTCGAGACTGGCGACCGCGAGGAAAGCCGGATCGTGCGGAACCTGCGGGACATTGGCGTGACGGTATGGGAGCGTGACCCTGACACGGGAAAGCAGCCGCGCTTCGAGGCTTGCGGCGGTCACTTTGCGCTGTCGCTAGACGGTGTGGCCGAGGGATTTCCCGAAAGCAAGGCGGCGCACACGCTGGAATTCAAAACTATGAACACCAAGAATTTCAAGGCGCTGTCGAATGTCGGTCTGGAAAAGTCGCAGCCTGTCTATTGGTCGCAGGTCCATGTTGGAATGCACTTGAGCGGCTTGGATCGGTGCTATTTTTTCGCCGTATGCAAGGAAACGGACGCGATCTATGGCGAGCGGATCAAGCTGGACGCGGCGCTTGCAATGCAACTGCTGGCGAAGGCCGATGGCATCGTGTTCGCGGATGAGCCGCCAGCACGGATAGGCAATGACCTGTCGGACTGGCGCTGCAAGTTTTGCCCATACGCCGCGATTTGCCACGGTTGCAAGGTGCCGGAGGTCAACTGCCGCACTTGCGCCCATGTCACGCCGGAGCGGGACGGAACGTGGAGTTGTGCGCGAGGGCATGATGTTGGTGGGCCATGCATTGATCACCTGTTCATCCCGTCGCTCATGCCGAAGGGATGGGAAGTGTTGTACGCCAGCCCTGATCGTGTGGAATACAGCGCCGAGAACGGCGAGATCGTTATCAACGAGGAGAACAGCAAACAAATTCACAATGGGAGGATGGTCCGTGAATGGTAAAGAATTGTGGTTGAGTGGGCTTGTGCGCCGCTGGCATAGCAACCCTGACTTGGCATATACGGGCCAAACAAACGGCCACCACCAATGGTCATGCGCCGTGCTGGCGCTGTATCTGTGGCCTGACGACGCCGAATTGCTGCGGGCTTGTCTGCTGCACGATGTTGGCGAAATGCACGTCGGGGATGTCCCGTCGCCAGCCAAAGCGGAAAATCCAGCGTTGAAAGAAATGCTTGACCAGATCGAGGGCGAGCAGTTGCGCAGAATGGGTGTTGAGATTGTTCCCTCAGATCGGCTAAAATTCATCGACCGCCTTGAGGCGTATCTTTGGGCCATGCACCACCAGCCAAAGCTGCGATACGCGGACGAATGGTATGAGCCGCTCGTCTGGCTTGCCGACACGGCGAAAGAAATGGGCGTTCTGAATAAGGCGATTAAGCTGGGGGTGATCCTGTGACTTTTGAACTCAGAGACTACCAACGAGAGGCGATTGATGCCCTCTATCAATATTGGGTAGATGGTCTGGGGGAATTTCCCCTGATCGTCGCGCCGACCGGATCGGGCAAGACGGCGCTGATTGCGCAGATCATCAAGGACGCCATGTCGTTCCCCGACACCCGCGTCATGGTCCTGACCCATGTGAAGGAACTGCTGGAACAGGGTGCGCAAGAGGTTCTGGAACTCTATCCCGAATGCGACTTTGCGTTTTACAGCGCGGGGATCGGGCAAAAGCGGCTGGACAAGCCAGTGACCTTTGCGGGCATCCAGTCGATTTGGAAGCGGGCTTTTGACATGATCCCGCCGCCCGATCTGGTGCTGATCGACGAGGCGCATATGCTGCCGAAAAACACCGCAACGCGCTACGGGCAATTCATTAGCGACCTGCGCCAGTGCAATCCGCTGGTCAAGATCGTCGGTCTGACGGCCACGCCCTACCGGCTGGACAGCGGGATGCTGCACGAAGGGGATGGCGCGGTTTTTGACGGCATCGCCTATGACATCCCGGTCGGGAAGCTGATTGATGACGGTTATTTGTCGCCAGTTGTCAGCCGGTCGGGCCATCGGGAGATTGACCTATCCAACGTCAAGATGCGTGGCGGCGAGTTTGTCGAGCGCGACCTTGCGATTGCGGCGTCCGACCCTGAACTGGTCCGCGCGACGGTTGCCGAGATTGTCGAGATGGGCGCCGACCGCAGGTCGTGGCTGGTCTTTGCGAGCGGCATAAAACACGCGGAAATGCTGGCCGAGGAAATGCGGGAGGCGCACGGCGTTGATTGCGCTGTGGTCACCGGGTCTGACGGCAAGGTTGAGCGGGCCAAGGCAATCGAGGACTTCCGGGAAGGACGGACGCGGTGCCTGATTAACTGCAACGTCCTGACAACGGGCTTCAACGTCAAGCAGGTTGACCTTGTGGCGATTGTGCGGGCCACTGCGTCCACGGGCCTTTACGTCCAGATTGTAGGGCGCGGGACGCGGATTGCGCCGGGCAAGGAAAATTGCCTTGTGCTGGACTACGGCGGAAATGTCGGGCGGCATGGGTTTATCGACCAAGTGAAGCCCAAGCGGAACGGCGGCAGCGGCGATGGGGATGCACCAGCCAAGAAATGCCCAGACTGCGATTATATGCTGCCGACAGCCACTAGGTTTTGCCCGAATTGCGGGCATGAGTTTCCGCCGCCATCGCTAAACCACGGCCACAAGAGCTATGGCGGGGCGATGTTGTCCAGCCAAGTGCAGCGCGAATGGCTGGACGTGGATGACGTGACCTATTCGCGGTGGGAGGGCAAGAACGGCAAGCCTGCCACGCTGCGCGTGACGTATAAGTGCGGCATGACGTTTGTCAGCGAGTGGCTATGCCCTGACCACGGCGGATATGCTGCGGCCAAATTCCAGCAGCGATTGCCAGCCTTGCTTGGGACGGCAAAGACGCTCGATGACGCGCTTTATGAATGCCAGTGGTGGCTAAAGCCGCGCCGGATTTGCGTCATGCCGGATGGCAAATTCCAGAAGATCGTGCAGCTAGACTATAGCGCACCACCACCGCCAACGAAGGAGGAGTCCGACCGTGCAGCCCAAAGAGAACGCGACCTTGCAGACTTTATGTGACAGGTGCTTGCACCTGTTTGATGGCCACTATTGCCGAAAATGGCGTGATGTTGTCCCGCCAGCAGCCAAGGAGATAGGATGCGATGAAATCGAAGAAGCCCCTCCCTTCCCCGACTGAACACCAAGAGCAAGTCGGCTTTGTGAACTGGTTTCGGGCCAAGTTCCCGCACGTTTTGATCTTTGCCATCCCAAACGGCGAAAAGAGGGCGATCAGCGTGGCGAAGCGGCTGAAAGCGGAAGGCGTTGTGCGCGGCGTCCCTGACCTGTTTGTGCCGGAATGGGGGTTGTGGATCGAGATGAAGCGGGCCACGGGCGGGCGTCTGTCGGCGGAACAAAAAGACATGATCACCTATCTTGAGGGGATCGGGCAGAAGGTCATTGTTGGCAAGGGCGCTGGCGCTGCATCGCGGCAGGTCTTGGAATGGCTTGACACCAAGGACGACTAGCGGCTAGGCTTTCTCTTGGCGCTACTGCGCCGCCTCCCTGAACTGGCCCCGCTTCGGCGGGGTCTTTTTTTTCGCCT